CCAGCGTAGGCGTGGCCCCAACAGCGCAAGAGGCGCTGTCGAGCGTCATTGACAAAATCAACTTACTTGTCTTTGCCACTCAGGTACTTGTTCCCAAGTAAGCCTGCTGATGTTGCGGTCGCAATTGCACCGGCCAATTTGGGGTCAATAAACCCGGCGTGGGCGTCACCCCGGATGATCATGTCTCGCGCTGTTTCTGGCGACACGTTCATGCGTTTTGCTGCCTTGCCAATTTGCATTGCCAGCAATTCCAACTTACCCGCACCAATCGGTGAGGTCACGCCGGTAGCGCCCGATCCAGCACCCCAAACCACCGCCTGAGCAGGCACCGCCTCAAGTTCTGCCTTGGCAGCAATGCGATTTTTCCACCACGGCCCCAACGCAACCATCTCAGGAACCGACGCACTCGCATTTGGCACCGACTCAACGCCCTTCTTGGTCGTAGCGCCGCGCACATCAGGCAACCCCACCAAACGCGACCAATGCGCGTCACCCACCGGCCATTCAGTCTGAAACCCCGTCTCAGGCACGCCCGACGCATGAATGTAACTTGGCACCTTGGCAGAACCCATGTCCAGTTCGCCGCTGTTGACGTACTTTTCCATTGGCCCGCTGTGCGCCGTGCTGTGATACGGGTGACCAATGATCCCGCGCATATCCGCCGGGAAGTTGGCACCGCGCCGGAATTCTGCCTGCCCGCCAAAATTCTTGAAGTCGTCAAACCGGCCCTGCTTTGCCAGCCAGTTCGCACCCGTGCCACGGTTAAATTCCGTCAACACCTCAGAACCCGGCGATGCCATGCCGGTCAGCGTGTTGAACTTCATGTACTCCGACACCGCCTTGTCCGGGCCGTAAATTTGCTTGAACTGCTGGAACAGCGGATCCATCGTGTACCAAGACGCCATGCCCTGATTCAACTCCGGGTACCTCCGCGCCTCCTCCAGCATATTCAGAATTCGGGCCTCGTTTCTTGGGTTCATCACCTCCGACGCATGAGCCGCCCCACGCGCACTAGCCGCCGCCTTAAACGGACGCTCGGTCATGTTCCCCTTGCGCCTGCCCTGCTCCGAGATTTCCCACAAGTCCTGCCGGTTCACACCAAACAACTGCTTAAGCAACGGGTCTTCCGGCGCAACCCTCGACGCAGCCTCAGCAACCAACGCCTTGGGGTCACCATAAATCTCAGGGTACGCCACCCGCTGCGGGCGCATCACCGTAGGCTTGCCAGATGTAGCCGCCAACGAGTTGGTGGGTGGCGCAGCATTCAACTGCATCCCCATGCGGGTCATGTAGTTCTCAGCCATGCGACCCGCCTGCGGTGCCAGTTCCCTCGCACCCGCTTGCAATGCCCGACCGCCCAACCTCGCCGCAGGCGAAACAAACGGCGCGACCGCCAGCGCAGCCTCAGCCACATCCGGCTTGAGTTGCGTCGTCTGGCCCCTGCCCGTGGTCAGCGCATCCCCATACGACATCTTATCCAGCGTGCTGGCTATCGCAGGAACCCCAAAGAAACTAGCCACACCCTGCATCTGCTGAGTTCGCTCTGGCGAGAAGGTGGCGGCTAGTAGATCATGGAACGCCCCAATGTACGGGTTGCGTTCGATGGGCTGCATGGAGTCAGGGTATTGAGGCATGGGGTGATGATAAAAGAAAAAATAAAAAAAAGGGGCGCGGGTCTACCGTTCCCGTGGCCCTTTCGCGTCGGCCCTACCCCCCCCCCGGCCACCGGCGGGCCAGCGGGGCACCGGCCCTGCCGGACGTTAGTGAGTGCTCACGTCGCGGTTGACATAACGCTCGTTGTCAACATTTGACGTCGCGTGACTCAACATCGACCACATCACTACTGTCTTGCAACACGCGCTGCTTTGCCTGGGCGAGCGCATCCATGACGCTGATGCGTGTGTCGGTGACGGCAACATCGATGCGATCACCATACCTGCGCGGTTGCAGTTTCGCAGCCACCCACTTGCGTGCGTCAACGCGCAGCCGCTTGTCGGCCACCCAAGCGCTCATTGCAGCGGGTTCTAAGCCCTCTGGAGGCGTTGAATCGCTGATCTCAAGTATCTCCTCGGCCAACCTGTCTGCGCGGTCTTGTAGCGCCTTCTCGTAGCGTGCTTGAAAGTCAAGGTCATCAGCGATGTGCTGTCGAGCCACCGCCACGCTCGGCATCCACGGGTGCGCCTTCAACGCGCTGCTGAGGCTCCCGCCCTCGGTTATGGTTTCCAAGATAACATTCCAGCACTTATTGTCGGGGCCATATAACTTGGGCTGGCCCCCACGCTTAATTACTGCGTTCATATACTCCCCCCATGCGCCTGCGCGTACATATCAGCGTTGGCGCAAAATGCGCCCTCCCCCCTCTCCACCCCCACCCCACCCCACAAGTTAGCACTCACCAACATCTTAGTCCTCCCAGAACGATTTCAGCCGCGACGAACAGGGAACTCGGAACTATCTCTTTAGAGATAGTTCCAGTTCGTTCCCGTTTTTCGTCTTTTTGCCCCCTGAACTGTTCCCGAACAGTTCCCAAAAAGTTCCCAGTTCCCACCTTGTTCACCCCTTTTTCTTGCGGATCATCATCGCGCTTGACTCGACGGGATCGCTCACAATCCAGCCTCCATCGTCTGATTCAATAACCTGCGCCACTAATAAAGCAGCGATCAACTTACCATCTGCTGATGGCCTGACATATACCCGCGCAGACGCCTCGCTGATACCCATCTTGTGAACCAGATACTCCATCAACGCACCACGCTCAATGTACGGATGGCCCCTTCGTTCTGGTGTGCCTGACGCCCACCATGCGTTCTCAATCGTCTTGCGGTGCGTTGCCAACTTGACATCAGTCTTGACTGTTGCCTGCATGGTGGATGGCACCAACACCGCGCTGGTGACTGGCTGTCCATCCTCATCCAGCCAACCAGGGATCGTGACCTGTTGCAGTTCCACGTTGATGGTGGGTGCCAGTTCTGCATCCTTGCTCTTGCGCTGCACCAGTTGCATGGGCAGGTTGGATGTGGCGGGCACAATGCTGATCTCAATGTCCAGCGCACCTCGCCATGCTGATGATCCACGGGCACGGTGCTGTGCTTCGTCGCTCACGCCTGTGTGGTGGACAAGAATGACCGTGCACTTAGATTCGCGCATAAGTTGTGCGCAGGCGTCGAGCATGGTCTTGGCGTCTTGAGCGCTGTTCTCGTCGCCTGCCAAGAACCTATGCAACGTGTCCACCACGATCACGCCTGGTGTGCGAGGCAGCGACCTGATGTGCGCTGCTGCCAGTTGGTAGCCCTCTGGTGTGTTGAGGTCGCAGCCTGACTGACTCAGCCACATCGACAGGCTGGTCACGCTGTTGTGATGTTTCCATGCTGCAATGCGACCACGCAGGCCTTGGTGACCTTCACCGGCAAGGTAGACCACATCACAAGGCTTGACCTTGTGGCCTTGCCAATCGGTCTTGCCTGATGCAAGGTGCAGCACCCAGTCCAACACCACGAACGTCTTGCCACCGCCTGATGGGCCGTGAACCATCACCAAAGCGTCGGCTTGTATCCACCTCTTTACCAGCCAACTGACTGGGCTAGGCTGTGCGCTGAATGAGTCAGCACCTACCAGCCAATCGTTGACGGGTGGCGTCAGCAAGGCCAGCAGGTCACCACCTGCTTGCACATAATCGTTGGCGTCTCCAAGGTCTGGTGGCATCACCATGCGTGCGCCGTACTTGGCACAGGCCTGCTCGGCGTACCGCTGGCCGACTCCGCTTTTGTCATGGTCGGCCACAATCACAAGGTCGCTGGTGGGATGAAGCGCACGCAGCGTGCCTGTCACGGGCACGAGGTTGGACGCTGAGTATGCAACGATTACCGGCCTCGAGGTGACCTGGTGGATAGTGGCCGCGGTGGCGAAGCCCTCGGCAACGTAGATCGTGCCGGGTTCATCAAGGTTGCCCAACCACCAGAACTTGCCGCCTGTCTGCCCACCGGGGTGGTAGAGTTTACCGCCCTCGCTGTCGATGTACTGCAACGACGCCATCGTGCCGTCAGCATCGTACAAAGGCACCACCAGACGGCCATCGCCCGTGACCCGTGCGTTGTTGGGCAGGATGTTCTTGCGCTTGAGGTACGGATGGTCTGGCGATGCACCTATGCAGTCGCTCCAAATCTGATCAACGACATCCGCGGCCACTTCGTGCTTGCGTGCCTGTTCCGCATCGCGTGCAGCCTTGGCCTCGGACATCCTGCGAGCGAACGCCATCTCATCAACCTGGTTCAGCTGCCTGCCCACCTCGGCACGCCACGTTGATTCCATGCCGGCACGCCAACAACCAAACCGCCCAGCCGGTATGCCGTCAGAAAAGGCAACATACCAACCAGGCTTGTCGCCGTGGCCCGGCGTGCCCTTGGTGCCTGACTTGAAGCGGTGAATCTTGCCGTCAAGGTGAATAATGTCTGGTGGCTCCAGACCAGCCCCGCGCATGGCGTCTTGGAGCTGCTGCTCTGGCGAAGCCAACACAGGATCGGCTGGCGGCGACCAGGAGCCGCCGAAGATGTGGACTAGGTTAGCCATTGAGCGCAACCGTGCTTGTCTGGCGCAGGTACGTCTCGATGCTGCGCATGGTGGACTTGCTCGGCCTGCTCTTGCCGTTGACCAGCCGGTACAGCGTGAACACGCTCAACCCCGTTGCCTCAGCCACCACCGGCAGGCGGCGATCAGCCAGACGTTGCTTGATTTCGGTCAGGTTCATGTGATGTCAAAAAAAGTTGCAGAAAGTGCTTGCATCGTAGCATCAATGTCTGTACAGTTCAACTCATGCGCTGAACAGATTGTCTGAAGAGCGCCAACCCGAGGACCCCGCCATGGCAACTTCCAAAACCATCTCTGCTGAAGCTCGCAGCCTTCGCGCCGCAATCGGCCGCAGCAGCAAGACCTTTGCTGCCGCCCATCGCCAGATTGCTTTGCGTCGCATCAGCAACGTGCTGCTGCTGGCCGACAAGAATCTGGATTACGCGCAAACATGTATGGCAGACGCTCGATTCCACGCTCAGTTCATTCTTCGCGCCTAAACCAACCCGCCCCCTTCGGGGGGCGCACCAACACCATGAAACACCTCCTTATCCAACTAGCCCAAGCCACCCTAGCCGCCGCCATCATCGGCGCACCGTTGGCTTACTACTTCATCTTTGTGATGACCCCCTAATGCTTTACCGCCGCCGGTCGGTCACCGGCACTTACTAACGCCAAACCGGAGAAACCCAACATGGCTATTTCACTCAAAACCACCAGCGGCTTAAGTGCCAACGGTGTCAAAGTCTTGGTTTACGGCCAAGCAGGGGCTGGCAAGACCAGCCTTATCAAGACGCTGCCTAACGTGGTGGTGCTGTCAGCGGAGGGTGGCTTGTTGAGCATCCAAGACGCAGATTTGCCTTATCTGGAGATCACCAGCATGGCTGATCTCATGGAGGCTTACGAATGGCTCAGTTCTGGTGACGCCAAGAAGTTTCAAAGCGTTGCCCTTGACAGCATCAGCGAGATCGCAGAAGTCTGTTTGAATTCTGAGAAGAAGATTGCCAAAGACCCTCGGCAGGCATACGGCAGTATGCAAGAACAGATGGCCGACGTTATCAGGGCGTTCCGCGACCTGCCTGGTCGCCATGTCCTGATGACCGCCAAGTTGGAAAAGACCGCCGACGAGATGGGTCGGATTCTGTACTCGCCCTCAATGCCGGGTAACAAGACCGGCCAGTCGCTGCCCTACTTCTTTGATGAGGTGCTGGCCTTGCGCGTTGAGAAAGACGGCGAAGGCGTAAGCCAGCGGGCGCTGATGTGCGATTCGGATGGTCTGTGGATCGCCAAAGACCGCAGCGGCAAGCTGGGCACTTGGGAAGCGCCTGACCTTGGCGAGATCATCCGCAAGATCGGAGGCCAAGCATGAGACCCATGCGCGAGATTGCCGCCGAATGGGCGGCTGAGAAAGAGGTTGAGCGGCAGGCTGTCGAGAACCGCCGACTGCTTGAAGACGAGATGGTGCGATCGTTTGCGTTGCAGCCAGACCTTGACAGCACCGTCACCAAAGATATTGACGGCTTTGTGATCAAGATCACCGGACGCATTGACCGCAAGGTTGACGCCGACAAGATTCAGGAGTTGGCGGCACAGAACGGCTTGGAGTCTCACCTTTCAACCCTGTGCCGCTGGAAACCAGAACTCAACATCACCATATGGAAGAACACCGATCCCAAGATCACAGCCCTTCTGGCACCGGCGATCACCGCGAAACCCGGTCGTCCATCCTTTTCAATCGCTCACAAGGAATAAGAACCATGAAACTCGGAGAAACCTACAGCGCAGCTGAGCTGCAACCGTCGCAGTCCTATGACCTCCTGCCGTCTGGCTGGTACACGGCCATCATCACCGAGGCCGAACTCAAGCCCACCAAGGCCGGAACTGGCGAGTACATCAAGGTGCGCTATGACATCACCGGCCCGAGCTGCCAAGGTCGTTGCGTGTTCGGCAACTTCAACATCAAGAACCCGAACCCGAAAGCCGAGGAAATTGGACGCGCGCAACTGGGTGACTTGATGCGTGCGCTGGGCCTGTCTGCGGTGCATGACACCGACCAGCTTATCAACGGCCACCTGAGCATCAAGGTGGACATTCGGCCAGCATCGGGCGAATACGGTGCCCAGAACGAGGTGAAGGGCTGGCGCAGCAATACGGCAAGCCTGCCGCCTCAGCCTAAGCCAGACGCAGCAGCCACCGGCAATGCCAGCACTAAGGCTGCGCCACCTTGGGCACGCAAGTAAAAAAATGCCCCACTCGCGTAAACGGGTGGGGCCAACTGAACAAGGAGTAGAAACGTGGAAATTCCACAATCAGAGAATAGCATCACCGCGCTGATTGACAAGCATCATGAGGCGCAGGCCCAGCAGGAGATGCCACGCGCCCACATGGGTTGCAGCATCGTCGGCCACCCTTGTGACCGTTGGCTGTGGCTGAACTTCCGCTTTGCGGTCAAGCCATCGTTTCCCGGCAGAGTCCTGCGGATGTTTCGCCGAGGCCGGAACGAAGAAGCCACCATCATTGATGACTTGCGAGCGATCGGCATCAAGGTGCGGGCGCTGGAGGAGCAGATGCGGGTGGAATTTGGCAGTCACCTGTCTGGCAGCATTGACGCCATCCTTGACGCTGGCGTGCCAGGTGCAGTCAAGACCAAGCACGTTGCTGAGTTCAAAACGCACAGCAGCAAGTCGTTTGCCGATGTGGTCAAGCAGGGCGTTGAAAAGTCCAAGCCCGAGCATTTTGTGCAGATGCAGCTTTACATGAGTGGCACCGGCATCCACCGCGCTTTGTACGTTGCCGTCAACAAGGACGACGACAGCATCTACACCGAGCGCCTAGCCTATGACGCAGCGGTGGCCGACAAGTACATCAAGCGCGGTCAACGCATCGCGCTGGCCGACAGGATGCCGCCGCCAATCAGCACCGACCCGAGCTGGTATCAATGCAAGTGGTGCCCAGCCTACTCAATGTGCCATGAGGCGCAGCATACAAAAGAGGTTAACTGCCGCACCTGTGCTCACTCGACAGCCAAGGCCGACAGCACCTGGCATTGCGCCAGACACAATGCTGACGACATACCGATGGAGTGGCAAGTCAGCGGCTGCGAATCGCACGTTTTGCATCCTGATCTTGTGCATTGGAAGCGCAAGGATGGCCCCAACGAGTGGACTGCCATTTATGTGGTGAACGGCAAAGATGTCTGCAATGGCGAGGCAGACGCGCACATCTACAGCAGCAAGGAGTTGCTGGCTAATCCGGCAATGTGTGCGGCGGGGGATGTGGAGATTGAGCGGTTGCGGGGGAATGGGGCGAGGGTGGTGGGGTGATCGAACTGCGCCCCTACCAACAGCGCACCATCGACGAACTGTACGCTTGGTTTGCAGCAAACCCGCACGGCAACCCCTGCGTGGTGCTGCCAACTGGCGCAGGCAAGTCGCACATCGTCGCTGCCATCTGCAAAGATGCGCTGCAAAACTGGCCTGAGACACGCATCCTAATGCTCACGCACGTTAAGGAACTGATTGAGCAAAACTGCGAGAAGATGCTCCAGCATTGGCCTGATGCCCCGCTGGGCGTTTACAGCGCCAGCCTTAACAAGCGCCAGATTGAACCCATTACTTTTGGCGGAATTCAGTCGGTACGCCGCAAGGCTGGCTTGCTGGGTCACATCGATCTGGTGCTGGTCGATGAGTGCCACCTGATCAACCACAAAGACGAAGGTGGCTACCGAACTCTGCTGGCCCATCTCAAGCTCATCAACCCGCAGTTGCGAGTAATCGGGCTAACGGCCACGCCTTACAGGTTGGGCCACGGTCTGATCACCGACGAGCCTGCGCTGTTTCATGCCTTGATCGAGCCGGTAATGATTGAGGAATTGATCCACAAAGGGTATCTGTCGATTCTGCGATCCAAAGTCACCAAGTCCAAATTAAGTGTTGATGGCGTACACAAGCGCGGTGGCGAGTACATCGAATCGGAACTGCAAGCGGCAGTCGATACCGACGACAACAACCGATCTGTGGTGCGTGAGGTCATCAGTCTTGCTGGTGAACGCAAGGCGTGGTTGTTCTTTTGCGCTGGAATCAAGCACGCCGAGCACGTTTGCGCGGAACTGATCAACCAGGGCATCAAGGCAGCGTGCGTCACATCGTTTACGCCCAAACAAGACCGCGAACAGATACTGGCCGACTTCAAGTCTGGTGCGTTGCAGGCGCTTACAAACGCAAATGTTTTGACCACCGGATTTGATCACAGCGCCATCGACCTGATTGCCATGCTGCGCCCGACGATGTCACCGGGCCTGTACGTTCAAATGGCAGGCCGCGGTCTGCGTCCATCACCCGGCAAGGCAGATTGCTTGGTGCTGGACTTTGCAGGCGTAGTTGGCACGCATGGCCCGATCACCGCGGTGCAGCCTCCCAAGCGAGGCGGCGAAGGCAACGGCGAAGCGCCGGTGAAGGTCTGTGACGCCTGCGATGAGCTGTGCCCCATCAGCGCCAAAGTTTGCCCCGCCTGCGGCGCTCCGTTTCCTGAGCCGGAAGAGAAGAAGCTGCGTTTGTGCCAGGATGACATCATGGGCCTGGACGGCACCGACATGACTGTGACCGGGTGGAAGTGGAGAGAACACACCAGCCTAGCCAGCGGGAAGATCATGCTGGCTGTGTCGTACTACGGGCGGCTGTCTGACCCTGCCGTGACTGAATACTTTCCGGTGTTGCATGAGGGTTATGCAGGACAGCGAGCCATGAAGGAGGTCATTAAGATCGCAGACCGAGCCAAGATCGTCGGCATGAATGTGGACAATCTGAGCAGCTTGGCAGCGCAGTTGACTAACGGCAATGCTCCGATTCAGATCAAGTATAAAAAGGACGGGAAGTTTTTTCGGGTTTTGAAAAAGGAGTGGCATGAAAACTGAACACGAAGAGCAACGAGATTTTGTGCAATGGTTTCGCCAAACGTACCCCGCCACGTTGATCTTTGCCATCCCGAATGGCGGTGCTAGGTCACCAGCCACCGCCTCACGCCTTAAGGCTGAAGGCGTGACCAAAGGCGTGCCAGACCTGTTCATCCCAGCCTGGGAAACTTGGGTCGAAATGAAACGCGCAAAGGGTGGCAGTCTCAGCCCCGAGCAGAACTTGATGCACCTACATCTGCGAGGCTTGTTTTACAAAGTGCTGGTGGCGAAGGGATTTGAAGATGCAAAACAACAAATTGAGGAATTGAGAAATGAAGTGGATGAAGTGGAACAAGGGCAATCCCCCAGCCATTGATTGGTATCCGACGATGAAAATCAGAGGTCGTAGCTGGGACAACAGCTACAGGTGGTGGGACGGAGAGCGGTGGTCGTGGCCTGCGTTTCCGCATGAGTCGGCAATGAAGGCCGGTAAGTGGGCGGCTCAGAAGGAGCCAAAAGGGCACAACTCAGAAATTATGTGGGGGACAGCATGGATTTTTTGAGACAAGCAGCGCAGATGGCGCTAGAGGCATGGGACAGGTCGCGGCAATGGCCGTTCCCTACTAGACCAGACAAAGAGTTTGACGCCCTCCGCGCTGCCCTCGCGCAGCCTGAGCAGGAGCCGGTGGCGTATCAATGGCTGGGCACTAGCGTGATCCGCAAGCGTGTTCCAAAAACCGCAGAGGCAGACGCATGGCAACCCCTCTACACCGCCCCGCCCCAGCGCAAGCCGCTGAGAACCGTTATCTACGCTTGCCCGATATGCGCGGCCAGTTTGGAGAGGCAGGAATGAGCCGCGCGGAGTTTCTTGCTCTTGTCAAGAAATCCGGCGTGGCGCAGTACGGGCTTGCATTTACTGCTTGGGAAGGAACTCTTGAGAAATTTGCCGAACTCGTTGCGCAGCATGAGCGCGAGGCGTGCGCCAAGGTCTGCGATCAGCGCAAGATTGTCACGCCAGAGTGGCAGATGGACCAGCACTATAACCAAGCGGCCAGCCACTGCGCGCAGGCAATTCGGTTGCGGGGGCGCACATGAAAACCTGCCGCACCTGCAATCAAGCCAAACCATCAGCCGCCTACCGTGGCACCCGCAGCATGTGCCTTGCCTGCGAACACGCTCGCAAACGTGATTGGTACGCGGCGCAGTCGGTCAAGCCGCACCAGACAGCCGAAGGCAAGCAGTATTTCCAAGATTGGTACGCCGCCAACGCGGAGCGCGTCAAGGCTAACGCGGTGCAGTGGGCAAAAGCCAACCCTGGAAAGCGCCGCGATATATGCCGAGAAAACATGGCCCGACAGCGTCAAAAGCTCAACAACGCCTATGTGCGCCGGATGCTGGCCCAAAGCATCGGACTCAAAGCCGCAGACATGCCCCAGCCGCTGGTGGAAGTCCAGCGCGAACTACTCAAGATCAAGAGGTACATCCGTGAACACAGCGTCTGAACTTCGGGCAGAGCTTGCTGCCGTATTCGCTCAACTTAAGGCTGGCGAGATTAAGCCAAGCGAGGCCGCAGAACTAGCCAATCTTGCCGGGAAGATGATCGCATCGGCCAAGGTGCAGGTGGAATACGCCGCGCTGCGCAAAGACACACCAACCATTGAATTCTTGAAGGACGACAGCGATGTGGCCTGATGACGACGACACCCCAGAACCCGCCGCGTGGATTAACTTTAACGCGGCAACGAGCGAGCGAAACGTCAGCTTTGTTTGCGAGAGCGAACTGGCGTCGATACCGTTGTGGCCGGAACCTCCGAGAGCACAGCGCAAGCCGCTGACGGATGACCAGATCGCAGAAATCTGCATGGACTGCTCGCTGGTGACGCCGAGCGACATCTATTTTGCCCGTGCCATTGAGAAGGCGCATGGGATTAAGTGAAATTAGGAGAATTATCAATGAACCATAAACACCCAAGAACACTATCCGAAGCCTTCGGCCCATACACATCAGAGTACATCTACGATGATGACCCCGCGCAGCCTTGGATGTTCTGGCTGGCCGCAGGGGTTACGGTCTTGCTGGCCGTCTTGATTTTGTGGTTGCTGATATGCTGATCTTCCGCCGTTGTATGCTCGTGGCGATGTTGACCGAAGACGCGCCGCCAGACAAAGCCGAGAGCATTGTGCTGGGTGCGTTGGCAGCAATCGGCTACACCGTGCCCACACCGATCCCCCCATCAGTCAGGAGCGACCTTGTGGCGCTGACCCTTTACATCAGAAACTACGCGCATGAATCTGGCCGAAGAAAAACCGACCAACTTTGAACTTTGGGATCACGATTCGCTCGTATTGTTTGCGAACGAAGCGAACGAAAAAATGAAAAGCCAGCAGGCCGAGATTGACGCCTTGCGCGTAGACTTGAAAACTGTACTGAAAGCCTGGCGTGATCAAATGTCCTGAGTGTGGGCGCAACGCCAAGATCATTGAGTCTCGCCCGCGCCTTGATGGGCGCTACCGGCGGTACGAGTGCCAGACAGGGCATCGATGGAGCGTTCTGGAACGCAGTACAGATACGCCCCCTGCTGCTGACAATGCCACAGATCATCCTCCTCTGGAGGACTAGCGCATCCTGTCAGCAGCAAAACTATTTGCAGTTGCTTTAACTTCTTCAACCCTGCGCTCCCAGCCTTTGCCGAACGTGGGCCAGGTTGACCGGCCTTTGAGAAACTCCAGCCGGATTGCGCTGTATTTGTCGATCAACATTTGGGAATTGGTCAGCATTACCAGCTTCAGCGTCTGCTCGCCGATCATGCCGTCGGCAACGGCTGCGACGGTGGTTTGTAACCACTTGGCTGCGCGGCCGACGCCTGAGTTGACGGCTGCATCAAACACGCAGTAGTCCACGCCAGACGGCAGTTTGTCGGCCTTGATCCTGTCCCAGTACATCTCGCGGTACAGGGGCGCAACTTTGGCTGGCGTCAAAGCCTTCATCTCGGCCTCGCTGACTGCGCGGTCAAGCCAATCTTCCCAGACATCTTGCGTTACGCCGAGGTTAGTCCTTCCGCCTGGGTCTTGCGGGTGGTTGACGTAGCCGCCCTCGTGCTTGAACAGCTCGGCCAGACTTTTTTCAAAGTTTTCGCGCATCTTTTTCCTTGCTGCCAATGCTTGAGCCAAACCAAAAGTTCAACATGGTGGCGATGACCGTGCCTAGGATGAATCCGAGAATCGTGTCGGCGAATCTCACGTTTGACTCTGGGATTACGCTGAACGTAATGAAGCCAACGTAGGTTGCAGCGCAGACTGACCAGAAGGCGGTCAGGTACATGGTGAAGCGTTTGCTAAATACGTCCGACTGCTGCAAAGCGATCTTCTGCATATCGCGCGCGTCGGCGGTGTTGGCGTACTCCGCTTTGATTGTTTCAAGGTCAATCTGCGCCAACTTCAGCGCGGCGTCTGGGTCAGCCGCGATGGCCTGCGTCACCGCCTCGACGGTATCTTCTACTCCCAAACGTCGAGCAATAGCTGATACAGCAGCGCCCCCCAGGGGGCCAGCAACAGCAGTTGCAAGAGCGGGTGCAATGCTTCCGAGAAGTTTGAGCAGTTCATTCACTTGTCTGCCTTCCCGTCAATTCGGTCAAACAACTTGGTTAGCATCTCTTTGATCTCGCGGATGTCGTCCTTGTAATCGTCCCGCACGACATACGTTCGCGGCAACTCCTCGCGCAGCTTAGCAAGGTCAGATTTCAAATCCTTGACCGCTGCCCACAACTCGCGGGCAAACCAGCCCAACACGCTTGCCGCTGCCCCGAAGGCAAGGTTTATCAGGTCTTGTGAGTTCATGGGGCAAGGTTGTTAACTGGCGGTGTTGAGGGAGCCAACTGGTTGGTTGGTTGCTTCAAAGCTTTTGAAACTTGACTCTTGGCGTACAGACCTTCTCCCATTTTAATAGGAAGCCCAACGCCGGGGATGGCTCGCAAAGATGCCCGAAAACCTTGCATCACGGCGCTACCGCTGCCGGAAAAGTTTACTGCGCCGGGCTCTTTAACCAGCACATCCCGAACGCCGTCTCGCAAATCCAAAATGTGATCGCGTCCTTTTTTGCCAAACAAGTATTCAAGTTTGCGCTCTTTGTCCAATTGGTTCACGATCTTAGTAAACGATGCTGCCGACATTGAATCGTTTTTAATCAACGCATCTTCAAGGTGCTGAATGGTTTGACCACGCAATTCAGCCATTGCTTGCTGACCTTTAGGGCCGCCTTTTTTTAGCAGCGTGGTAACCGTCCGCATTTCTTCAAGCGGCCCCTTTAACACCACATGATCAAAAATTTTGTCCAGCGCAACCTTACGATCAGCGTATCCAGTTTTGGTGCTTAACAGCGCATCAACTTTTTGCACATCTTCAAATTGCCGCGCAAGGTTTAATCTTGCGGTGCGTGCTTGTTGATACAGTTTCCCGCCAGCCCCATCACCAATTTGGGTAATGATGTCTTTAAGTTCGCGGGCACTAGGCGAATTTTTAACTTTGCCAATCTGTTGATAAATGTCTTCCAACGCCCGCACAGTAATTTGCCCCGTCTTGCTTGGGTCATTCATTACCAATGATTCGGCCACCGAATCCAAAATTGGGTCAAGTGTTTTGCGAAATGTTGGTGTTTTAGCGTTGATGAAATCCAACAAGGGTTGATACGGAACCGGTTGCAATGTCTCGCCAGATTCGTCTGCCAATCTGTATTTTTCTTTGTATGCGTTAAACTTTTTGGTGTACTCAGCGTTCAGCGCCTCATCAACAATCTCGCCAACTTTAGATGCTTCAGTTGTTTGCGCTCCCACTTCGTCGCTCATGCGTGCAAAGTTGTTAGCAATGGCTTGCTTTTGAGTGCCCCGAAAATTGCTCATGCTTTGCTGAATATCTCGGGACGCACCCTCGTTGATGCCTCCCAAAGAACCACGTTCAGCTTGCGATTCAAACTGCTGCTGCGGCAAACTCTTGGTGCGCTCGCCAATTGTTGATGGGATGTTGAGGCGTTGCAGACGCTCAGTACGCAGCAGCTCATCTGCGGTGACAGCAGCACCTCCACCAGCCATCTGCGGGCCTTGGCGAGTCAAAGCGTTGGTAATCGGGGCAGTAGCCTGTCTGACCATAGGCGGCACGGCAGCCGCGCCTTGTTGAGCCATAGTCCCAGCCTGCCGCATGGCCGGTGCAGCCAACGCATTGGCGGTGGCTGTAAGCCCACCCATTGGCTGCATTGGAAATGCGTTGCCAATAACCCCCATTGCATCGCTGACCCCGCCCATGATGTCCTGGCCGGTCTGGGTGCGTGGCGTAAACAAGCCACGCGAGACTTGTTGCATTGCCCGTTGACCAGCAGCGGTAGCTTCTGGCGATCCTTGCGGAGCGGAACTAGACAATTCGCCCACCATGCCAGCAACCGGGCGCACAATCCCGCCAACAACTGCGCTGCCTAACGCCAGCGGCGTCTCGAGCACGCCGCCCAACACATCCATGACAGAGCGATCTTGTTTTACAGCAGCAGACGCTGGCGCCACATTGCCGGGGATTTGATCAGGAGACGCAAACGTAGGCATTACGCCAACCGCACGCATCCGTGCGTTTGCCAAAGCAATCGCCCGCTGTTGCTCTATGGTCATGGCTGCCATAGTTTGCGCTCGTCTGGGGTCATAAATTGCCACACTTTAGGGTCAACACCTTTAGGCGGTGCGCCTGCTGATGCGTCTGGGCCAAGATTAGAAATTGCTTTTGCGGTTGCTTTTAACGGGCGACCAAACGCAGTTTCTGTGTTGATATGATTGCGCCGCAACATATCTTCAATGGTTTGAATTTGAGCATCAAATGCCTTTTTAGAAGTCATTGACCCTGCCCATGTAGCAGGGTTTTGAAGTTGATTTTCAATGATCCCCATGTCTGGGCCGGTCAACGCGCCAAGCGTGTACAAGTCTTTGACACCCATCAAAAGCGAGGTGTATTTAGCAGTCATGTTGGCGGTGTCTTCGCCAGTAAATAGACCTTTTGCTCCGGTAATCTTTCTTTTTGCAACCTCATCCTTAAACGCTTTAAGCGAACCTGCCAAGGCAGACAGTTGCGTGTCAACTTCAATCAACTTAGCTGGCGGCGCTTTTGCGCCAACAGACTTGCCGTCCACGGTAATTGGCACCACATCGCGTGGATTGTTTTTGTTGACCGCAACCAACCCAGTTTCGGTTTCTTGCAAAGCGTAACCAGGATTTGCTTGTTCAAAAGCAAACTTCTGCTGCGCCAACGACAAGTTGCCCTGCGCCGTTCTTTCGCCAATGGTTGCAGTTTTAGGAATTGGCGCTATTCCCGCCATAGCTTGGCCGTAATTAGGTTGAAAACGATTGCCTTGCGTAGCAATAAAACTACCGCCAACATCAAGCCGATCAATTTTTGGAGCCAACATTTCCAATTGATCTTTGCCCGCTACGGTACGCATCAACATATCCATGCGATATTGCGCGTAATCTTGCGGTGACATACCTTGCAAGTGAGACGTTGCCGCAGAAGCTTCCTGCATTGAAAAAACGCCGTCTTTTAAACCTTTAGCAATGTTTGCAATTGCTTTGTCTGGGGTAGGCGATGATCCAATTGCTTGCCATGTCCAATTCAAACGTTTGTTTTGCAATTCCGCCTCAGAAGCTGCTGCTTCTGCGGTTGTTTTTCTAATCGTTGCTTGTTTTTCGCGTTGTTCCATGCCCAATTTTGGGTTAATGCGAAACAATTGACGCTCATACTCAGGAGAATTTGGATCTAATTGACGCAATGCGTTTCGCTCTTGCATCATTGCTTGCGCTTCTTGCATCTGCAAGTCAGCCATCCTGTTCTGATTCTGCGCCGCTTGAATCTGCTGCATTTGGCCGTACTGCGCCAACTGGTTGGGCAGCTCGATGCCTCGGTAGCTCATAGCGATGTTTGGGTCAACGAGTGCCATGATTTATGCTCCGGTTGGGCGTTTATTGATCGCGGCTAACAAATCGTTGTTGCTTGTATAGTTCATATACTGACCAACACCTTGGCTTAATGCGTTCGCCATGCCCATGTAGCCAGAGGCTTGCGCTTGGCCCGCTGCGCCGTAAGCGGCACCTGCTTGACCAGCGTAATTCTGTCCTGCGTTGCCCAATTGTGTAGCAGAAGTTTGACCTTGACCCGCCATAGCTTGCAACGGATTCAGTTGGTTGGCACGGTTTACTTGGTAGCGGTTAAAGGCGTTCTGGTACTCTTGCGAGCCCAAGTCCTGCCCGTACCGCTGCGCGGCCTTCAACGCCCCGCCAGAGATCAAGCCACCACGCGCAGCAGCTTGGCGGTCTAGCGACTTTAGACCTTCGCTCATGCGAAACGCATAGCCTGGGTCAGTCTGGAAATCCTGCATTGAGAAGTCGCGGGCGTACCTTCCGTAGTCAGGCGACGACGTATTCTTAAAAAAGTCGCCTGTGCGGCGCGAGCCATCAGCCACAAAATGCTCGTAGGCCAATTGTTCTGCGTTTGCGCCGGGCAGCCTTGATTTAGACTCCACATACGCCTTGGCGTCTGGGTTGGAGTTAAGGTACGCGCCTGCGTTGAAGTTGGCAAACGATTTGTCAGTTATCCCCAGCAGTTCATTCAGACGATTAGTCGCCCCGTAGCCAGCTTCCAGAAACGGCATCTGGTCTTCACGGGTTTGGTAGTATTGCTCTTGCGATACATCAGCCGCTTGACCTGCGGCTTTCGCTTGCTTTTTGGCGGCTGAGTTTGCCGCTACCCCGCCGACAACGGCGCTGCCTGCTATGGCTGCTGCAATGCACATATACGTTTCTCCATAATTACGTCATCAGGCGCGTACCCAAGAGCTTTAAGTACGCCAAACAAGCCACCGCTAGGGGACACAGGCCATCCAACCACCACAACCCCGCGAGCTTCAAAGTGTTCTTCCATCAGCGCGATAAAACTTCGCATCCTAGTGCGAACAGCAGGGCGCAGATAGAAGGTGTCCACATTCGCGCAGCTTACAGGCGCGTGATGCAAACTTTGATAAAAAATTGCGTAAGCATACCCTTGCAGCACATTTTCGTCGTCGCGCAAGACAAACGCCAGCAGTAAATCATTTTCCGCAAGGTCTAGATACCGAGCCTCAAAAGGTTCAATCTTAAATCCACGTTCGCCATGAAACGAGCAAGTGTCTTTTTTGATCTCGCTACATTCATCCCAAGCCTCTTGCCCAAGGGGGAGAACTTCAGCAAACAACTCAGGCGTCAATTTTTCAACTGCTATTCTCATGTCACCTCACGCCCAGACGCCCGGATGTTGATCGCGCTGGCCGTGCCAGCGATGGTTGAGATGAACGACGAAGGCGACAACACTTGACCGACGATCTCGGGGAAAGTGTACACCTCAGAAGGTTGCAGCGTCTTGAGCTTGGTGATTAGGTTATCGTTGCTTGCCGACCCGGCAGCGGTCACCAAGTTGATGCTGATGGTGGCTGCGCTGGCGCTGTAGTTCGTAGCGGTGAACTTGTCAATAATCGTCGTCACGTTCGTCGCGGTGTACTGCGTCGTCTGCGTGGCCTCGGCGGTCTTGGCCGGGATAAGCGTTTTTATTGTGACGGTCAATTTAGCACTCCAATGATCGTCACCGCCACAATCGGCAGCGCGAGGTTCCAGAAGAAATTATGCGTGTTCCAGACCTTTGGGTCTAGCGCGTTCCACCAGCGCAGGTTTTCGCGCTTGCCACCGTTCTGAGCGATCCAGCGGTACTCAGCCTGGGCCTGCTCACGCCCGATCCACAGCGCAGCGCAGACTGCTGCGCCAGCCCACCAGTTGCCTGTGATAAAGCCGATAACGGCTTGGAGGCAGAGACTGATCAAGAGGTGCTCAAGCATCAATCACTCGCCCGAGCCAAGACTTCAGCCGCAGCCAAACGCTGATCCAGCGGGCTAACCACTTTGGCGTTGACAATGGCTTGTTTGGTTTCGTAAGCCATGTCCAGCACAGCACCGGGAAACTGCACTTGGTTAATAAGTTCAAGCAAGAATTGCTTTTGAGCGGGGCTGTCAAGAGTCATGTCAATCCTTATGCAATGGTTGCCAATTTGCGCTGGTTGCCAGCGGCGTCAGTAATTAAAACATATCCGGTAACGGCGGTGTCTACGTTAGACGTAAAGGTGCCAAACGAAACCGTGCCTGTGCCCTTGGTGAGCAACCGCAGAGAGATGTTGGTGTCCGTACCTTTGGCCTCCATCACCGCCAGCCCCGAGCCGCTGTTGCTGCCGTAGGCGTGGGCGTAATTGACGGGTGCTGAATTGATGCCGCCAATGCGAAACTCGTCGTTGTTGCCAGACCCTGCCGAAGCAAAACGCACCGCCCCAAGTCCTTGGGTTACAAATTGTGCACCTACGTTGGTGTCGGAGCCAAGAAAACGAAAAACAGGCGAGTTGCCCGTGGTGGCGTTTTCCAGCACCGGATAATTCACGCCGGTCAAGTTGTCCTTGAAGAGCGCAATCGGCTGGCTGTTGTTGCCCAGCATATTTATGTAGGTGTCGCCGGCCGTCAGCTGCTTTTGCTTGCCGGTGCCAGTAATGTCCGAGCGCACAATGAACCCCGTAAAGTTGCCGGGAGTCCTCCAAACAATTTGCTGGCCTTTCGCCATTTCGATGGCCGTGCCAGTGCCCGTGGTGCCATCTGTGCCCGAGATGCCGTCGGCCAAGAACACAATGCCTCGATTCCAGTTGTACGCCTGAGTGTTGTTTTTGCCAATCAGGATGGCTGTGTTGCTGTTTGCCGTTGCTGCGCCACCGTAAGATGGGTCGCCCCCTGCCGCCACCCACAGGCCGTAAGTGCCTGTGGTTGCGAAGTAAGGCGTGGTGGTGACATCAGCGCCCTTGTTCTTGATGGCGAACTCGCAGCCGTAGCCGTAGGTGCCAGCTTCAAACTGAACGTCTGAGTACAGACCCCACACCGAGCGCGATGCCGTAGCGCCAATTACAAAACCACCTACACCAATGGTTTCAGTTGGCTTTCCTACGCCGGTGTCAATTGACACATTGCTGGCAACGCCAGACAAAGCAATAAGCCCCGTGTTGCTACCAAAAAAACCAACTGAATCACGCGAAGCCCAATTAGCACCATCTGCCGCTAAAGGAATAATGCCGCCTTGCGTGCCAACTAGATTGCCAGTAGACGCTGCGCCCGCCCCCGCAAACAAACGATCTCGCGTTCTGTAGATGGTCGCTGCGGGGGTAACATCCGGCCAGAAACCGCCCAGCCCAGGATCGGTGCTAGTTGTGCCTCGGGCCAACGTCTCAACATTATTAAATGCGTTACTCATCATCAGGCTCCGATCAATCCGTGGGCGGTCAAGTCAATAATCAGTTGCGCTACCGCCGCAGATGTCTGCGCCAGCGTTGCGGTGCTGCCGTTAAGCGCCGCCCTGCTGCCGTTGGTGGCTACGCCCCATCCTGTTTTGCGGGTGCCAAGCAACTGCACTCCGTTAGAAGTCAGCGTAAAATTATCGTTTAAGCCCCAATAGTTAATCGTAGTGTTATCTTTAAAAACCCATCCGCCGCCGTTGTGACTCAATTGACGAGTAGTTGATGAATTAAACGAAAAAATCTGATTGGTTTCCATTTGGAAAGCAGCCGTTATGCAGGTTGCAGTGCTGGCGTCAAATGCTTTATTGCAAATCATTCCCGGAAAAAAGCTGAATCCGCGATCTACTACGCTGGTGGCATCGCCTCCGTTTTGAATTCGGAAGCCCCAAGCCACATTGGCCGCAACGCCAGCTGCGGAATATTTTCGGATCGCCAAATCCACGCCAACACGCGAACCATAAGCACCAAACGCATCGGTACCGTTGCAATTTACGTCAACTTCAAGCGCCACAGTTCCTGTGGTGGGATTGTTGACTGCTGTGGTTTCAATTACTTCTGCCACAGCCCCCCATGTCGGCCCGGTAGAATTCTTTTTTCCTTGAAAGTACCCGCCGACGTTTTGGCCTGCTACTGCTGAGTTGTCCATTACGCCCGTAATGGCCCACTCATACGCGGTTACGCCTGCGGCAACGGCTGTGTCTGCGCGAATAGCCGAGTTAACAAACCCAGGTGTGCCTCCCGTGTACCCGGCAATGCGCGACACTTTGAGCGTACCGACATCGTTGCTGGCGGCTACAGGTTGAGACACAAGCAAAGTCGTGAAGACGTTGCTGTTTTGCTGCACCGATATAGCGTACTGAACCAAAATTTGCGCCCCAGAAATAGGGGCAACGGTAAACGTAAGTGTTGTACCGCCCGACCAAATGTAATCCACATTAGGCACAAACGTCAGCCCATCCACGCTGACTTTCAACGCCGCCTGTGAGCCTGGGCTGCCCGTCAAAGTAAATACGGTTTGTGATCCTGTTCCGCTAAATTGATCAGCCACCGCTGATGCAAGAAAATCAGCGACGTTGCTATTCCCAAGAATGTTGTCCACAGTCCAGATCAGCGCATCGTCCGCATCGTACAGCGCCAACTTGTATATGAACGCGCCGAGCCACACGTTAGCCTCACCACGCGAGTCCAAGATGACCGGGTTGGTGTTGGCTACCGTGCCAGCGTAGGTGGTGTACGTCGCCAGCGGGGTCGTGCTGCCCGCAGCGTAGCTGTACAGCTTGCCGCCAACAAGCGGCGTGCCGTCGTCGGCGAAGAATTGAATCTTGGGAACTGGCGTAAGTGCTGCGGTCATAAGAGCCTCAAGTTGCGTTCAATCCGACGCCTAGGGTTGTCGATGAGTCGTTCACAAGCGAAACAATCAACTGCTTCAGTATCAGCACATCTGCTGCCAAAGCGTTGACCTTGGTGGCGATTGCGTCTGCTTGCGCTGCTGTGGTGAATCCGTAGGGAGCAACGTTTGTTGCCGCTGTGGTAGCAAGGTTTGTAAACGTCGCAACAGGAATGGTACGGGACGCCGTGGCGTAGGTCTTTGTGTAGGCTGCCGCTTGTGCAACAGGGGTTGTTCCGTAAAACCCGAGTTGCAATGTAGGGGTTGCGTCCTGGGTGACTTGAATCACAGTCCCTGAGTCAGCGCCTAAATAGATGCTGCCGCTTGGAATTCCAAAACCAGAAACAATCGTAACCTCTCCACCTTGCCCGGTAACAGACGCGCCAGCCAGCATGGTAAAATTGCCGCCCGCACCAGATGACGCAGCTGCGCCAGCGGTCATCTCAAAGTTGCCACCTGACGCCGTAGTAGTCCCCAAACCAGCGTTTAGAACAAAACTGCCCCCAACGCCCGTTGGGCCGCTGCCGCTTCCAGCGTTAAAAGTTACGGAGCCACCAAAAATTGTTCCGTTGGCAGAGGTAAAACCTAAACCCCCACCCGTTTGGCCGGTGCCGGTATTGAATGACAAGCCACCGCCTGTGCCGGTGCCAAGCGCAGTACCACCAGTAAATTGAAGACTGCCGCCCGCACCGTTAGCCGCGCTGGCGTTTTTGCCCAAAAGCCGCAAAGTTCCCGCAACCGTAGCACCCGTAGGCGCAAGCGTTTCAATGGTGGTGGTTGCCCCCGCAGGGCCAACGGTAAAGGTATTGGTGCCTGTAGCGTAGGTGAAGTTGGCGCTTGCGCCAAACGAGCCGCCGCTGTTGAACTGAACTTGGGTGTTAGAACCAGCAGGCTGCGCCGGTATAACAGGCGGTGCCAAGTCGGCGTAAGACGTAGTATTAAAGGCAAAACCATCCAAAGACGGTGGCCCAACTTGCAAGTCAGTCAGCGAAATGGTGTTGGTGCCGTCGCCTGTTAGGTTGAACAGGTTGATGAAGAACCGATACCACTCCCGAGACATCAGCCCCGTCTTCTCGTCAATTACCGGCACTCGCGGCGCAGGAATCTGAGTGATGTTAGGCATTGGTGCCGCTCACCTGAAGTTCAGCGCCCATGATAGCCACCTTCACCGGGTCTGTGCCGGAGACTTCATACACCCGATCCCGCAACTTGAGCGTCATGCCCAGACGCCGCCAAAACACTCGGTGGCTGAACTGGCCGATCTCGCCCATGTCTGACCAATGTTCGTTGCTCCAAGTGTGACCACCATCGTCCGACCACCGCAGCATGACTCGCGGCTTCATCATGCTCCACTCAGTCTCGTTGAGCAGGATGCCAAAACCGTCTTCAGTCAGCAGCTCGCCGCCGTCTTCCAGCAGCAGCAAGTCGTACAGGTTTTCAACCTCAGTTGGCCCAATCGGGTCAAGATAGTCCAGCCCGACGCCAGACTCGCAATCAAGTTGCAACGCATGGTGCGCGGTGCGCTTGAGGTCGTTCTGCCCCGTGGGGATTGCCCGCCAAGACCGCAACCACTTCTGAATCTCACCGTTGTCGGCATAGACATCTAAATCAAGCGCGTAAATGTTGCCGTTCTGATAGTCGCCAACAATCGTTGTGCCGCCAAAATTGCATTGAGTGTTGGCGCGGTGCCGGGTGAACTCGCCATCAGCAAAACCAGCACGCTCGTGCCATGCTTGCGTAGCTACGTCATACACCCATGTGGCTTCCGCAAAACTCAGCACATAGAAGGCGTGCCCCTCCTGCTGGTAGGTGTATGCCACCGCGGTGCTGATGTCGGCGTACTGCGCGATGGCGTACTCAATGGCGTGCGTGCTGACGCGCTGCGCGTTGTAGCCCGCGGTGCGGTAGACAATGCCTTGACCGCGGGCGTCGGTGCCTAGCCAGAACAAAGAGTTGTCCAGTTTGGCAATCGAGTAAGCCGCCACGCAACCAACCTCAGAAAACGCGCCTTGAATTCTGGTCAACGGAAAGTCGGCCAACCCTGCGTCATACCAAACTTCAACCGAGTCGGTGCCAAACAGCCACGCTTCGCGGTTGTTGATGTTGACGGCCACCAGACCGTCAGGCGATCCTTCTGCGCTGGCGAAATCCAGCGGGTCAATCTGAGTGCCCTCAAGGATAGCGGTAACCCAGATGCGCTGACCGCTTGGCTCGTTGAAAACAAAGTAGCCGTCCAGATAGCCAACCGTCTTGGCACCGGGAAAGTCAATGTCGGTGATCTGCTGGAATACGTTGGTAACTTCGTTATAAATGTAGCTTGGGCCGTTGCAGGCAAAGAAAATCTGCGTTCCATTATCTGCAATGCTGACCGGCCCCGTGCCGGACACATTGCCCAGCTTAATGGGCGTGCCGGTGGTGGAGGTCAGTTTGTAGACCTCTGTGCCTGACACAACGTAGAAGTCTGTGCCGTTGGTCTGGTGCGCCCACAGCCCTCGGATTGGGCCGGTGCCCACGGTCTGAAGAAACGCCAGCCCAGGCGCTCGATTTAAGAAAGCTGGCTCTTTGCCACCTTCGGGGATAACTTCTGGGAACAAGTTGACCATGCGGTTTGCCGCAGCGTTGACGCTGCGGGCCACATAGCTAGAACCCAGAATGGGCGTGTGCATTAGTAGTTACCCGCATAGACGTTAAACCTCTGGCGAGTTGCCACAATGGCGTAAGGCATTGACATCACATCATCAGGGTTGTTGATGCGCTTGAGGTTGCGCTTGCTGGTCATGGCAATCCGTTGCACCGTGGGTGATGGCTCGACGCCAAACTCAGGTGCAATTTCGCAAGCCAAGTTGTACTTGAAACACCGCAAGTAACCCGGCGGCATATAGATTTGCGTTGCCAGCGTGGCGGGCGCCGCCAGTTGTTGCACCGATACAAAGTGCCACTCCAAATCCCGTGTAGGCTTGGGATAGATGGTCATGGTGATGTCGGGGTGCGTCATGTTGACGAAGATCACCTGCGGGTAGGTGCTCGTCACCGTCTTGACAGCAATGCCGTTGTACTGCTGCTGGTTGATGAACTTAATGCCAAACGACACGTTGGTGCCGGGGTCGCGGTAGTACGTTGAATCGTCCAGCAACACAGGCCGCACGCCAACAAAATCACCCGTAGGCCCAAGCGTGCGCTCAATCACACCAGACGGCCAAGTGAACACTTGGTCAAGCGTGTTGTAGATCATCAGGCGCTCAGTTGACCAAGAGTCAATCATCTGGTTTAGCGCCGCCAGAGCGTCCTGAGACGCGTCTGGGGAGGTAGTCTCGCCTTCTGCCAGAACACCCAAAAGCCGCAGAGCGGCATTGATCTGATCGCCAGCAGTTGTCATGACTACCCCTCTTTTTTACGCAGCGTGAATGATTGCAAAATTGATAACAATTGCCTCAGACAACGAACCACCAGAAATGTTTCGCAACGTAATGCTGACCGTTCCAGCAGCAAGAGCGTTAGCAAACACATTGTACGAGCCAGCGGTGGCTTGACCGCCAGAAATGGTCAGGATGACAGCATCTTTTGCGCTGATCAAGGAGTTGTTCAGCGTGAACGTGGCGTTGGTGGCAGTAGCCAGCGATGCGTTGTTCATCGTGATCCGGCCAGCCGAAGTGTTCAGCGTAACAGCGGTTGACTTGTCGGTCAATTGAGTGACCGCGCCCTGCGCGGCAGCAGCGTAGCCGATTTCGCTGGTTGCATAAACAGTCGTGCCAACCACGGTTGCTGGAGTGACAGCGCCGATAGTGCCGCCATCAATGTCTTGGTCGCTGTACGCAACGCCGATTGATTTCGTATTACCCATTTTCTGATCCTTTGAAAAATGGGGGCCGAAGCCCCCATTAGGTTAGGCGGTGCGGTACACCGTGTAAGCGCCGTCGCCGGTCTTGCGGAACCGGAACATTCCGCTAGAGGTGATGGCAAGTGCCACCGTAGCGTTGCCGCCATCAGTAAAGCCCGTACCAGAACCCATAGCCAATGCACCCGTGCCCGAGCTGGTGCCGATGTTGACCACAAACAGATCAAACGTGCTGCCAACCTTTGCGGAAGACACAACAGCGTCAATCAGCGTAGCCGCTGGCAGCGTGTAGGTCTGAGCAGCAGTTGCGCCAGAACCCACCACCAAGATGCCAGAGGTGACTTGAGCCGCCGACAGCGTAGCAGTTGCAGCCGCCGACAAAGGCGTATTTTCGTAACCAAGAATAACTTCGCCCAGATTGCCGCTACCAACTTGGTAACCGCCTGCGCCATTTGGAAAAGCCATGATATTTGCTCCTTAGAAAAAGTTTAACCCCAGATGCGGCAGGCCATCTGTGGGCGAATGGTGCTGAAGCCGTACAGAACGTCAATACGGCAAGGCATACGGTCGTTGTTGATGTCGTACTGACGAACAACGCGCAAGCTGATACCGTTATGGACAGCACGAGCGGCCATGTCAACACCTTGCGGCAGCAAGAGGTCAGCGGTGGCAAACGTGATGGCGTCCTTGTGGTAGACCAAGTTTTGAGCGTACTGCGTAGATGCAGAACCCAAGAACGTAACGGTCTTGCTGTTACCAGGCAGCGTGTTGACGGTAGCCAGAGCGTGATTGGCCGAGTAGATTGCCGCCACGGTCACATCAGCAGCGCCGCCGCCAGAAGCGGTGACGTTAGCCAGCGCAACAAACTGAGCCAACGAGCCGGTGGTTTCACGGGTTTGCGGGTTGACAGCGTAGCAGTCAGCAACCGTGAACACATCGCCAGCCAGAATGGTGCCAGAAGCGCCCAGACCGGTCAGGGAGATGGTCGTAGCACCTTCAGTCGTCACGGCAGCCGAGGTGGTGCCGTTGGTACGCGAGCCGGTGGTGTGCTGCTTGATTGACTGCGACATATTGACTTCTTCAAAGCCAAGCACGCCGGTGCCCATCATGCCGTTGCGGAACTGCTTAGAAACCGTATCGGTTGGGTTAAACAAGCCCTTCATGCCTTCAACCAGAGCAGCGTTAGCGGCAGGGTTGACGGTGGCGTAACGTGGCGACATAACCGCTGCGTTCTCGTTGAGCTTCTGTTGCGCTTGCAGCAGAACCAGCGAGGTGCCTGGGGTCGTGCCGGGGGTGCCGACGCTGTTACCAATGGTCTTGTAAGCGTTAGCCACATCAGCGTCAATGGACGATGCCAACTGGCTGATACGAGGCTTCAGCACGCGGTCTGCAAAGTCGTCCAACTGCATGGTCAGTTCAGCAGAGGTAAAGTTCACGCCGATGTGCTTTTGATTGGCAACAGACAGGGTAGTGAACTGCTCGTTGTCGTCCTGCACTTGCAGGGCGGCACCGTCCGTCACCAGAGCGCGGTCAGGCAGACGAATACGCAGGGTCGAGCCGATCTTTGCGCCTTCAACGGCGAACGAGTCGTCGTACTGTCGGTTGCAGTTGCGGGTCAGAACAAGGTTGTTTTCGAGAATCTCAAGCGCCTTGCGCGTGATCATGTCGATGGTAAGAATCGAATTAGCCATAATAAATTCCTTAAAAGTTAGTAGCGGCTGCGCTCAAGTTTCTTCATCTGCCTAGCCCTGTCAGCAATAATCCATTCGCTTGCGCTCATGGTCTTGACTGACCGAGGGTCGGTAGTGTCGTAAACAGGCGCACCAGAAGAACGTGCGGTAACCGGCGCAATAGGGGTTGGTGCGCTGGTCGTTTTCTTGACAACGGGATTATCAGCCAATTTGGCCTCCAATTTCCCGATTTCTTTCGCCTGCAAAATAGGCTGCAACTTGGAGATGCGATCAGCCTCTTTGGGGTTCGCCCCCAAGAAATAAGCCACATCAGGGCCGATTTCAGATGCTTGAATCGTCTGCGCCATCACGTCGGTGATTCTGAGGTTTGGGTTGTACGCGACTTGCTCGAAGTCCTCGTACTTGTCCCTAGCTTCTTCTTCCCTGTCGCGGTAGCTATCAAGAGTCTCTGCTTGCTGTCGTTGCACCTCACGTTCACGGATAATCTGCTCGGCCTTTTGATAGGCTAACGCCTCGGCGTAAGCCTCTGGCGTGTCAGCGTTTTCCAGTAACGGGGCTGGCGGCTGCTTTGCAGCAAACTCCCTCTCCATCTTGCGGCGTTCTCTTGCGAGACGCTTGCCGAATTCAGCGTTCAATTCTTCCTGAGTAAACAGTTTTTCTGAAGGCGCTTCATCAGCTACTTCCGGCGTTTGTTCTTCTGGTGCAGGCGCTGCCGTAGCCACCTGTTCCGGCGCGGGTACTTCCGCTACTACTTCTACTTCTTCAGTCATTGCTTGAATCCTAAGATTCCCTGGTCAACGGGCCAGTACGTTTATCCTACTTTCCACGCTGCACCATCTGAATATACAGGGACAGGTACTGCGCCGCTTCCAGCAACAGTAGCCCCAAATACCGGCACCAACGCATCTGATACAAAAGCACGAGACCCAGCCCCAACTGTTGCCGCAACAGGCAAAGTCGCAACCGTAACCGGCGTTGTTTTTGTGTTTGCTACCGCTGTTCCCAAAACCGACACAACAGTCGTCTGCACCGTCGCGCTGCTCTGCACGACAGGCAAAATCTCCGCGCCAGTCAGCGGGGTGGCTGACGGTGGCAGTTGGGTGATTTTCTTGTTAGGCATTTAGTGCTGCCACTTTGTCTTGGAAGGCCTTGATCCGTGCGTCCAGCGCAGCGCGGTCAGCGTCCAGCTTGGCCTGTGCGGCAAACACGGCAGCGTCTTTGGCGTCCAAAGCGTCTTGCTGCGTTTGCACTTGTGTTTCGCGCAGGCTCAATGCCTTGTCGCGGGCGCTAAACGTAGCCGCCATGTCAGTCTCGCGGGCGTTCAGTTCTTTCTCGCGGGTGTCTTGTGCAGTCTTCTTGGCTTTAGCCGCAGCGTTTTGTTCTTTGGCATCAGCCAAGATGGCGGCAGCATCAGTCTTGGCGACTTCCAGCGCCGCAGCAGCGTCGGCCTTCAGTTTCACGGTGTCAGCCGCTGCCGTCAACGCGCCCTGGCGAACAGCCAGCTCATCGCGCAGCGCAGCCATTGCCGCAAGGTCTTTGGGCATCTGCGTCGTAAAGTACGACAGATAGTCGGTGCCTGGGGTGTCGTTGGTGATGTTCATGTGGCCCCCTTATGCGTAATAACTGACGTTGAGCTTGGCGCTGGCCGTCTGCTCAATAAAACGAATCTTGGTCAGATCGCCATCGTACTGAAGCGTCACGCCAGCCGCCAGCGGCATACCAACCGAAGCGGTTGGATCAACATCGTCGTCACGCCACCGGACTGCCTGAGTCTCAGCGGTAATGATCGCAATGCTTGGCTTGCACGACAAACCGTTAAGATCAGTTGTCGGCACGGTCAGGGCGCTGGATGCGCTCAATGATGTGATCTGCTGGTAGCCTAGCCGCGTGGTGACAGCTTTGAGAGTAAGAGCCATTTAAAATCTCCGTTCAGTAAACGATCTAATCTCGATCAAAGTCTGCACAAACCCCGGTGTCGGCGGCGCTCCCGAATTGGTTGCGGTCATGGCAACATTGATGCCATCAAGCGCAAACGCAATCGTAGCGTTATGCCCCGATACTATAGCACCATCAAACGAAATGCCGTCAAGGATGACCGCTAGGGTAGCGGTAATCCCCGCCGCTGTGGCTACAACATTCGCCCCAATCGGACGCGATGCGATTGGGTAAAAGCCAAGCATGACTTACACCACAGGCCAATCACCGCGCATATCGTAGGCGACCACTTCTTCAATGGTTGTCAGGGCGTCAATGGCATCGCGGTGCATCCCTGACACGCCAGCGATCTGGGCCTCAAGGGTGCTCAGTTGCTGCGCTTTGTCCAGCACCAGCGTTACCAGCGCAGCCTCGGTGATGCCTCGATAGCCAGCCTCAAGCGTCAGCATCGGGCCACCGCCTGCATTTGCTTCATTGAGTTTGATGGGCCATGAGGACATTTCAGCGGGGGAGGTGCCTGCGGTGACCTGATCACGCAAAGATGCTGCTGCCGCATCGACCACAGCAGATCGGTCGGCCTGGGCTTCAGCAAGCGTTGCAAACTCAATGTCAGGGCCGTTCCAAAATTGATTGTCTTGATAAATTAGCATGGTGGGCCTCCTTACAAGAAATAAATAAACGCCGCTGCTGGGCCACCTGCCCCACCTGCTCCACCCGTCAAGCCAGCACCTCCACCGCCACCCCCACAACCATAGCCACCACCAGCACCACCCGCGCCACCAACGCCAGAGTTGTTAGTGCCTCCACCTCCGCCGCCAACACCATAATTGAGGTCGGCCATAAAAAACCCGCTACCACCTTTCCCGCCCGCTGCCGTGCCCCCAGGCACAAGTAATCCCCCCAAAGCAGTAAACGTCAAGCCGCCCCCTGCAAAATCGGTCGTAGTACAGCCGCCGCCGCCCATGCCGCCCGTGTGGGTGTTCAGGTTTGTAGCGGTTGTAGAAACACCCGCGCCGCCAGCGGCTATGCCACCCGCTGTGGCTGCCTGAATAGTGTTGGCTCCAGTATTAAGCGCATAAGTGCCTGATGTGCTAACGGTTCCGGTAGTGCCAGCAGCACCGACTGTAGCCGCCGCTCCATTACCACCAGCACCCCCGTTATTTACAGAAACCAAAGTCAATGATTTTGTGTTGGTTAAAGAAAGAACACCTGTAGAGGAAATGTCAATTCTCAAACTTCCTTGAAATAAATTTGCAGGCATCAAAACAAAGTTTGCGCCGCCACCGCCACCACCGCCTCCTCCGGTTCCTGCGCTACCCGCTGCGCGGGAGTGCCCGTTTCCACCGTTTCCGCCTCGCCCACGCAAATGTGCAAAAACAAATGAAGCAGATTTTGGAACTGGAATTGTGGAAACTAAAGACCCCTGACTTGATACAATAACTGGCTTTTTTAAGTCAGATAGAAATCCTTGAAAGTCCATCAATAATCCCCGCCAACAACAGTTGCCTGCCACCCTGCCGCCACCGTTGTGCCAAGAGCAAAGTTAATTTTGTACCCTGCTTCAATAGCCATATTTAGGGATATAACTATTTCCGTGAGCGCAGCGTTGGCAACAGCCGTTGTTGCTGGAAGTGTTGTTTCTGCAACCAAATAATTGTTGGCTGCGGTGGCGTTGGTCAATCCATTATTGACCCAAAATCTTCCAACAGACGCGACGTTTGTGCCCAAAGGTTTAAGTTTGATAAATCCGACATACGAACCATTGGCACCTGCGGTAAACGCCGTGCCTACAGTTCCAGTTCCATCATAGACGTTATTGGCTGTTGTTTTTGTATCTGCCGAGATATTCGGCGTGGTGGTGTATTGCGGGTCAAGTGCCATCAGATAACTCCAAAATTGCCACGGGCCAGAATTTGTGCTGTGCCAGATCGCGTGTTTTTCAAGGCGCGTGCGCTAGGCGTCAGGAACACGTTGACGGTGCCTGTAAACGTCACCCGGCTGCCTGTGCTGCTGCCGCTGATCTCGCCCCGACTCAAGGTTGTGCCGTCCCAAACGGAATCGCAGACTTCCCAATCGCCGGGTGTGCTGCTTTCAATGGCGATGGTGACGACACAACCTGTTGTGACGCCAGACGCAAACGTCTGGTAACCAGACACAGAACCAGAAGGCGTGACCGCCCCCGAGCCAGGGTTGGCGGCGGTCTGGGATACGCGGTCAGCTACAAAACTCACGCATTACCCTCTGTAATCGTTGCGGAAGTCACGGTAATCGTGTCGCTGATGGCAATGGTCGTGTTGGTGATGTTGATGTTGCTAGCCGATACGCCAACCGTCAAACCCTCAATCACAATCGTTGTGCCATCCGACTTGTAGATGCGTGCGATTGCCGCCGTGCCCGCTGCGCTTGCAGTTCCCGCCGTAATTGCGTTCAGCGTCAACACGCCGCCAGATGCAGCCGCAGCAAACGCCGACGCGCTACAGATGCACTCAACCAGTTGAGAAGCGTAAGCTGCGGTGTAAATTCGCAACTTGGCGCTCGTACCGGCAAAGGTGGTGATCTGGTCAGCGCGGTTGTTCCGCAGCGTGGTGTTAAGTGTAATTGCCACGTTTTACGCCAGAAACTTGAGCTTGTAGAGCGTTGACAAGTACAACGCCACGATCTCATCAATGATGTTCTGAATGGCGGTGTCTGACTTGTCGCAAACCTCATACCGGCACTTTTCAATTTCATCAAGCTGGCCTTGCAGAAACTCAATGATATTGGCAGCTTTTTTGTTGGCGGGGACGGCAATTTGTCCCATCAAACCGTGCCTGCCCTGATACGCCTCGGCAAACGAGTCGGCCAAATCAATGACCGAATCGTAGAACGTGTTTAGCGCCATGTGCTTGCTGAACGAGCGGGTGCTCAAATGCGTTGAGTGACTTACGTCTCTTGCAAGAAACAGCAGGCCAACAAACTGACAGGCGTTCATTGCGGCATCTCCATCTGCTCAGGCGGCATCTGCTCCATGCCATCCATTGGCATTTCTTGCCCCATAGGAATGTCTTCATCCTGCCCAGGCATCTCGGCAATCAGATCGCCGCTGGTAATCATGCCGTGGATGGTGCCCAGCACAATCTCTTGAATCTGGTCTGGTGACATACCGGCCTGCACGGCAGAGATGCGCTTGGTTTCGGCGTCAAACGCCTTGATCTTGGCTTCGTAGTCCTTGCGTTCTTGCTCTTGAACTTCAATGGACTTGCCGACGTTTTGCAGCATCTGGTGCATTTGCTCCATCTCCTGCCCCATCGCCTCCATCTGCTGCTGGGCGGCGGCCAACGCTGGATTGTCTTCGCCGTCGCTCATCAGTTTAGGATCAATGGTGCGGGCAAAGCGTTTCGCCATCTCCTGCGCCCCAGGCCAATCCATGTTCTTGACGAACAAGTCACCAGCCACAGCCCACAGTTGCGGGTTGCCTTGCAACAGTTGGCCCATCGCCTCCAACGCCTCTTGGCGCTTGGTTGCGTAGCCTGGGCCGGTGACAGCCACCACATCGTACTTACCAACGCTCAAGTTGTAGATTTTCTCAATCACAATGCCTGATTGGTCAACGATCTTGTTAACCGGTTGCTGTTGGTCAGGGTTGACCTTGACCATCTTAGTATCGCCGTCTTCGCCAATGATCCGAGCCACGCGCTGTGTGTCGTAAATCTTGGGGATCAAGTCCACCAGTTGCCGAGCGACGTTTCGCACGCTACGGGCCAAGTTATCGCCGTAATGGTACGTTCCAACGTCGCCCTCGCGCTGGCGGGCCAGAATTGCTTTACCAGATCGCTCGTTCGACCCCATGCCCAACGATGCGTTGTACTGCCCGGTGGTCGATTTGATGTCTTCAGACGCGCCTGCCTTGGCCTGCAACAGCCCCGACGACGCCATCGGCGGCTGGGCACGCTGCGGAAGCGGCAAAGTAGCACCTTGGCCGTCAGTTACGTCAGGGTTGACCTCCAAATACGGCCAGTTTTGCGTGTTGGCGGTCTTCCATTGGGTTTCGTACCCTTCAAACTGCCCGCCATAGCCAATAAACGGTGCTTTTGGGGCCAAAGCCAGCATTTCTGCCTCTTGGCTGACCCAATAGTTGTACATCCGCTGTGCGTCCTTGGCATTTCTGACCAATCCGCTCACATACAGACGCCCATCCACCTCGTATTCGTTGCCAACCACGCGAATGACCGGAATACACTTCCCGGCCCAGTCGTGTTGCTCCAAGACTTCGTAGCCGTTGATCTTGCAATACTTAATCTTTGGCCTGTCTGACTCGCGTGAGCGAATAGGCTTGCCAAAAAACATCTTGAGTTGCTTGTCTTCCGGCGTGTTGGCAAACGCCGTCTGGTTGCCTGGGTACAAATTCAGCGTAGCGCGGTCGTAGTCCACATAGTAGTAATCAGCCACCCGCACGGTGTCTTCGTTCAACCAGTTGCTGATGGACTGATCGCCAACACCCAACGATTGCAGCGTCGTCACAGGCGCTGCGTTGGGGTACATCCGTTCGTACTCTTCGCGGGTCAGGTCTTGCGTAATGAAGCAATACTTGGCATCCGCGCCAGTCGGGTCTTGGATCATTGGATCCATGTAGACCGAGAACGAATTCCGCACCCGCCCAATCTTGATGTCCTGCTCAAACGTGTTGTCGTCGCAGTATTCGGTCAGCAGTCGGATGTAGCCCTCACCATACGCCACTTGGTTCTCGCAGGCGGTGTCGTAGGCTACGTCAGCGTCCGAGATGTACTCAATGTGCCGGATCATGCCGTTGAAGATGTCGGCCACCTCGATGTCGGCGTTGTCGTCCACCGGAATGACCTTCGCCGCTGGCCTGTTTTGGCGCTGGTCGTTGGTCACTTGCTTAACGTGCTGCGGCAACTTGTTGATCGTCAGGCACGGGCGTGCGTTGATTGTCTGCCCCTGCACCGCGCCGCGAGTTGCCAGCACATCAGCGGGCCATTGCCAATGATTGTCAGGTGATCCTGCGTAAAAGCGCAGATCGTCAATCTCATCCTCGCGGGATTCAGACAGCGCCGACATAGCCATGTCCAGCCGACTGCGTGCCGTTGACAGCAAGTCTTCGTTCCCGCTGGCTACAGCCTTCGCTGCCGTAATCCCGTTATCAATCATTTTTTCTTGGCCGTCTTGGCCGAGTCTTTGAAGTCCTTGGCACTAGGCGCTGCCTTGCTGCCGGGCTTGTTCATCTTCTCGCCAGAGCCAGCCTTGATGCGCTCTTGCTTGGCGTGGATGTTTGCGTAGAGTCCAGGTTTAGTAGCCATTCTATGATCCCATCCAAGATGTACTCACGCTGTTGCCGCCCTGCGCATTAACTCGCCGCGCTGGTTCCTTGTACTCCCGATGCGCGACCGGAAACGCAAACGTCACGGCCAGCGCATCCGCTGCGTCGGGCGAGGCAAGGCCTCTCGATTTCATCTCTTTCTTGCTCTCCAGAAAGATTGTACCCCGCGAGTCCGGTTTCATCATAGGCGAAATCAGATCGGTTTTCAAGAACCGATCTTTCGGGATACTTGCCGTACGCAACCACTCTTTCATCTTGCCCCACATCTCGGCGCGTTTGTTGCCGTACATGATAGGGTTGACTGACTTATTGCCAAAGTTCACGCCCTTGATTTTAAAGCGTTGTTCCTTCAGCCTATCCACAATACCCGCGCCCAGACCGCCCTCATCAATCACCACCATGTCGGGTTTCCATTCCTCAATGGCCTCAATAATGTACCCCACCACGGTCATGGTGTCGTCGCCGCGGTGCCGGTCAATTCGCACAATATCGCGCCCCTGCCTCACCACAATCACCGTGGCATCAGCCCCAAAACGGGCAGGATCGACCCCAATAATTGTTGGTGCTGTCTGATCCTTGTACTTCTCCCGCGCCATCGCCTCATCCACAATGTCCGCCGGAATAAACTGATCATCGCCCTCAGACGGAAACTGCCCGTACACCTCAACGTGCGCCTGACTGCTGTCGGGGCCGTATTCGTCAATGATGTTTTGGTACACCGCCTTGTCGGTGCCCTCCACCGTCCGAGCATCCACCACCTTGTTAGACCAAAAGTCCCGCTTTGAGTTAAAGCACTCGTAAAAGTACCCGGTGTTGCGCCGCGGGTTGCTAAACGCCAACCACAAGCGATTCGGCGTGTTTTCCGTAAAAAAACCCGCCGTCACAGCCCAGATTGAATCGTCGATACCTGACGCTTCATCAAAGATCACCAGCACGCCATCAAAGTTGTGCACACCGGCATACGCATCAGGATTCTCAGCCGACCACAGCCGACCCTCCACGCCCCAGTACCGCGTGCCCTTGCGTAAGTCCTTCTCCACCAGTTGCGTCAACCACGACGCCGGAGCCAGCTTGGTCGCGCTCACCTCAAACCAATGGCTGTTGATTGACATCGCCAGCCACTTGGTGATCTCGGCCCAGGTGACCGCACGCAGCTGGCTTTCCGAGTTAGCCGAGATGATGGTCGTTGAGCCGATGCGGGTCGATAGCATCCAAATCGTCAACCATGACACCAGCGCCGACTTGCCGATACCCCGTCCAGACGACACCGCATGGCGCAGCGTCTCAAAATCCACCAGCCCCTGCTGCCTCTTAATATGTGCAGCAATCTCCCGCAGCACCTCCCGCTGCCACTTGCGTGGCCCCTTGAAGTTCGCCAGCGGGGTGTTCTCCTGCCCCCAAGGAAACGCAAACAACACAAACGCCTCCGGGTCATCCGCAATCGCTGGTGACCACATAGTGGTCATCAGTTCTTGTTCTTCCTCGGGTTTGTAGATGGTTGTTTGCATTTGCCTAGTTTTTTGGTAACATCAACGCATGGAATCAAGCCAAATTCTGCAAATTTTGCGCGAAGAATTTGATCTGGCA